CCCAATGACGCTTCGGAGTCCCATCGCGGCTACTGCACTACTAATCCGCACGAACGATGGCGTGTTTTTTACCCTGTAACGTTTACGGCCGTTAACGTAACGTAATTTCGTATTTACGCTGCACTGCAACACAAACTCGTTTCGGAAAAGGATATTGATCACCTTGCTCACCTTGCTAACTTGGTAACACTTACCCCACCCCCCTGATATGGAAACACCCCCCTTGTCTTTTTTGGTTCCATACGGATTCGTTTTATTTTGTATATTTTGTTAACGCTTGACTTTTTTTATGCCTGTGGTACTTTCCGCCGCATCCGTAGCTACTACGTGCGACATTATGGAAACAATGGTTTTGACTCCTGACCTAGGAGTGCCAATACCAGAGAAAATCAACTATCCAGACCTTTTCCAACGGGCTAAGGCTGCGTGTGCTACGGCGCAGCTATTGGGGGAGCATGGGGTAGACGTCACGCCTAACCAAGAGGCCAAAGATGTTGCCGCCGCTATTGTTACGTCGTACGCACAAGACCCAGATAAAACAGACAAGGCGGTAACAATACAGAACATGGCTACGCTGCCACCTGCGGCGGTCATGGAAATTAACGAGCTTTTGCAGGAATTTAGCCACCCGGTCATTAAACACGCCATGCAACTGCGGTATTTGGTTACCAATAAGCTAATTCTGGAGACTAAAAGCACAAACCCACACATACGTCTTCGTGCGCTAGAGCTTTTGGGTAAGTTTGCAGAGGTGGGTCTGTTTGTTGAACGTCAGGAAATCACCATAACCCACCAGTCAACTGATGATCTGAAGAGAAAACTGCGGGAGAAACTAGACGCGCTGACCAAAAAGACGGATGACGTGCAGGACGTGGTGGACGTTGACGGGGAATTTATCAACGTCAAGGAAGAATTAGGGTTGGAAGAAGATAAACCAGAGGAAAAAGAGGTCATAGATGAGCAGTCTTGACCTGGATTTCACAGAATCTGAGGTTGAAATCCTCCTTGGGAACCTAGACAAGCTGTCTCCGGAGGAAATTGCTGAGTTAAATGACGTTGTTGACGTTTTAGAGCGCCGTAAAAGGGTTCAAGCCTGTCACCTTGACCTGATTGCGTTCTGTAAACATATGCAATCCGACTATAAAGTTGGTAAACACCACAGAATCCTGGCAAATATGCTTATGGAGCTGGCAGAAGGGAGAAAAGACCGCATATGTGTGAACATTCCACCCCGCCACGGCAAGTCTCAGCTTGTTTCTATCTACTTTCCTGCCTGGTTTATTGGTAAATATCCTACAAAAAAGATTTTGATGGTGTCTCACACAACAGATTTGGCTGTGGACTTTGGCCGGAAAGTGAGAAACATAATTGATACTGAACTGTATAAGCAGGTATTCCCAACTGTATCCCTTGCAGCAGATTCAAAGAGCGCCGGACGTTGGAACACCAACGTTGGGGGAGAGTATTTTGCCTGCGGCATCGGCTCAGCCCTTGCCGGACGTGGGGCAGACTTGTTATTGGTTGACGACCCTCACAACGAGCAGGACATCATCAACGGTAACTTTGACGTATTTGAGAAAGCCTATGAATGGTTCACTTACGGTGCAAGGACACGTCTGATGCCTGCTGGGCGCGTAGCCATAGTTCAAACGCGATGGCACTTAGATGACTTAACTGGCCGTGTAATACGCGACATGGCACAGAATGAAAGATCTGATCAGTATGAAGTAATTGAGTTTCCTGCCATATTAGAAGTAAAGAATGAAAAAAGTGGTGAAGTAAAAGAAAAAGCGTTGTGGCCTGAGTTTTATGATCTTCCTGCGCTTCAACGTACCAAAGCATCCATGCCACTGTTCCAATGGAACGCGCAGTACCAACAGTCACCTACGTCTGAAGAAGCGGCTGTTATTAAAAGGGAGGCTTGGAAAATATGGAAACAAGAAGATCCTCCCCACTGCGAGTACATCATCATGTCGCTGGATGCGGCAGCAGAAAGCCACAACCGGGCGGACTACACCGCGATTACAACCTGGGGTGTCTGGCTAAATGAGGAAGAAAACGCTCATCACATCGTCCTCCTTAACTCTTTAAAAGTACGCCTTGAGTTTCCTGAGTTAAAGGAGACAGCCCTTGAGCAGTACAAAGAGTGGGAGCCTGACTCATTTATTGTGGAGAAGAAATCTTCCGGTACGGCGCTTTACCAAGAGTTACGTCGGATAGGTATTTTGGTTCAGGAGTACACCCCACACCGTGGCAGTGGAGATAAGTTGGCACGGTTAAACAGTGTGGCAGATATAGTGCGCTCCGGGTTAGTATGGGTGCCGGAGACACGTTGGGCTGAAGAGTTGGTTGAAGAAGTTGCTGCGTTCCCGTTTGGGCGTAACGATGACTTGGTTGACTCTACAGTCATGGCACTCATGCGGTTTAGACAAGGCGGCTTTATCCGGTTACCAACGGATGAGCCAGAGGACATTAAGTACTTTAAAGGCCACAATGTGAAGCGTGGCTATTATGTATAAAGGGTAAATTATGGCTATTGAGAAGGCACTATATCAAGCCCCCGAAGGTATCGAAGAAGGCGGAGAAGCAATTGAGATCGAGGTTGTGGACCCAGAGTCAATGTCCATAAAAATGGATGGCGTTGAGATTGACCTTGAACCCAAGGAACTTGGTGACACAGACTTTGACGCCAATCTGGCCGAACACATGGACGACTCGGAGCTAAGCGAACTTGGCTCTGATTTGACCTCAGACGTAGAAAATGATGAGAACTCCCGAAAAGACTGGGCCGATATGCTGGTCAAGGGTCTGGAGGTCTTAGGAATTAAATATGAAGAAAGAACCGAACCCTGGAACGGTGCCTGTGGGATCTTCTCTACCTTGCTTTCAGAGGCCGCGATTCGATTCCAGTCCGAGACGATCATGGAGACCTTCCCGGCCAAGGGACCGGTCAAAACGAAGATCATAGGCCAACCGAATAAGTACAAAGAAGAAGCCGCCGAGCGTGTCCAGGCGGATATGAACTATCAGTTAACAGAGGTCATGGTTGAATATAGACCAGAGCATGAAAGACTTCTTTACTCTCTCGGCCTTCAGGGTTCAGCCTTTAAAAAGGTTTACTACGATCCAAGTCTAGGCCGTCAGGTCTCTATCTTTGTGACAGCCGAGGACGTCATCGTCCCCTACGGTGCTTCTAATCTTGAGACCGCCCCCCGTGTCACCCATGTGATGCGCAAAACCAAGAATGAACTTAAACGGCTTCAGGTTGCTGGTTTCTACCGGGATGTAGAGCTTGGAGATCCGGTCTTTATCCAGACTGATATTGAGAGGAAGAAGGCGGAAGAGGCAGGCTTTACGCTGACTTCAGATGATCGATACACGCTGCTTGAGATTCAAGCCGACCTTGACCTGCCAGGATACGAGGACAAAGATGGAATCGCACTCCCGTACATCGTTACGATTGATAAAGGGACGTCAACCGTCCTTGCCATTCGCAGGAATTGGAACCCGGACGACGAACTCAAACTCAAGCGAACCCATTTCGTACACTATGGGTATATTCCCGGCTTTGGTTTTTATAACCTTGGCCTCATCCATATCATTGGTGGGTATGCTCGTGGAGGCACAACGCTTATTCGTCAACTTATTGACGCAGGATCCTTGGCTAACCTCCCAGGGGGACTCAAAGCGCGGGGACTCCGAGTAAAGGGAGACGACACCCCGATTGCCCCAGGTGAGTTCCGAGATGTAGACATCCCGGGCGGGGCGATTAAAGACAACATTATGACTCTGCCCTATAAGGAGCCGAGTCAAACCCTGTTATTACTGTTGAATCAAATTAATGATGAAGCCCGTCGTCTGGCCTCTGTCGCTGACATGAAGATCAGTGATATGAGTGCGCAGGCTCCGGTGGGAACAACCTTAGCCCTGCTGGAAAGGCAACTCAAAACAATGAGTGCCGTGCAGGCCCGAGTACATCACGCGATGAAGCAGGAGTTCAAGCTCCTGAAAAACATCATCCGTGACTATACGGAGGACTCTTATGACTATGAACCGCAAAAAGCTCCTGCGAGAGCGAAGAAGGCTGACTATGATCTTGTCGAGGTCATCCCAGTCTCTGATCCCAACGCCGCCACTATGGCGCAACGAGTGGTCCAGTATCAAGCGGTTATTCAACTGGCTCAATCCGCGCCGCAGATTTACGACCTTCCTGCTTTACATCGCCAGATGCTTGACGTCCTGGGCATTAAGGATGCAGCCAAGCTCGTCCCAACCATCGACGACCAAAAGCCTGTAGATCC